ATCAATGACGATGAAGTCATTGCAACCATTGTCGATCCTGACGACATCAAATCATACGGAGCCTAGTATGCAAGAAGATGTAAAAGTCGAAGAAACCGAAGAAGAAGGTCAAGAAATTGAGCTAGAAACAAAGGAAGAAGAAACGGATGAAGTCGCAGTTGAAACAAAAGATAAAGAAAAAACTGATGATGTTGATGAATTGTCTGAATATTCTGAATCTGTCAAGAAACGTATCAGCAAACTTACAAACAGATTTCGTGAGGAAGAGAGACAGAGACAAGCTGCTGTCGAATATGCTGAAGCCGTAAAAAAACAAAACGAAGAATTAAAAGCTAGAATAGACAAACTAGATACAACTTATGTTGGAGAGTTTGATACAAGACTTCAATCTCAATCTATTGCAGCTAAAGAAGCATACAAGAAAGCATTAGAAGAAGGTAATGCTGATGCTATGTATGAAGCTCAACAGAATATTTCTAGAATAGCTATGGAAGAAGCTCGTCTCAATCAATTAAAAGCAGATAGAGAAGCCAAAGCCAAACAGATTGAACAACAACCTCAAGCACAACAACCTCAAGCACAACAACCTCAAGCAAAGCCAGATCCTAAAGCAGAGGATTGGGCAAAGAAAAATACATGGTTTGGACAAGATCAGACCATGACTTATGCTGCTTTTGGCTTACATAAGCAATTAATTGAGGATGAGGGGTTTGACCCAAACTCAGATGAGTACTATAATGAACTTGATAATAGGATAAGATCAGAGTTTCCACATAAATTTCAGGATACTCAGAGAAAATCCTCAGCTCCCAGAGTCGCCTCTGCTGGGACAACGGCTTCTAAGTCGTCATCACCAAAGGGACGCAGAACAGTCAAATTGACTGCTTCGCAGATTGCTATTGCGAAACGTCTGAATGTTCCGCTTGAAGAATATGCTAAATATGTGAAGGAGTAAAATATGGCTATGGATAGAACAACACGAGAAACTAAAAGTCGTGCAAATAATACGAGGAGAAAACCTTGGCAACCTCCGTCTAAGTTGGATGCTCCCCCTCCTCCCCCTGGCTACACACATAGGTGGATCAGAACTGCTTTAAAAGGCGAAGATGATAAAACAAATGTGTTTGCCAAGATGAGAGAAGGATGGGAACCAGTTAGAGCCGATGAGTATGGTTCAGAAGCTGATAAATATCCAGTTATAGAAGAGGGTAAAAACAAAGGAATTATTGGTGTCGGTGGTTTAATGCTTGCCCGAATTCCAGATGAAACGGTAGAAGAAAGAACTGAATACTTCCGAGAGCAGACTCGCAATCAAATGAAAGCCGTTGACGAAAACTTAATGAGGGAACAACATCCTTCAATGCCTATTAATATTGATAGGTCAAGTCGTGTAACCTTCGGAGGAAAAGAAAAATCTTCCGAGTAACTTTTAGAAGGAGCTAAAATGGCTAATGTGAATGTTGGTTTCGGTTTGAAGCCAATCAATGTTGCTGGTAGCACACCTGCTACTCAAGGAACAAACTCATATTTCATAGACTCAAGTGCTTCTGCAATTTACCAAGGTTCACCAGTTATCGCAACAAACGGCGGCGAAATCGCTGTATCAAGTTCTGCTTCTGGTGACACTTTGAAATTTGTAGGCGTATTTGCAGGATGTGAATATGTATCTTCAACCACAGGCAAAAAAGTCTTTTCAAACTACTGGCCCGGATCAGGTGCAGATACAAACTTCGATATTATCGGATTTGTATATGACAACCCGATGCAAAGGTTCGTAATTTGTTCAGATGCCTCTCTCACAGACAAAGCGACAGCAATCGCTACAATCTTTGAGGGTGCAGAATTCTCAGCCGAATCAGGCAAAGGAGCTGCTGATGGTAGTACAACAACAGGTATTTCAGCTGCACAGTTAGATGTTTCTACTGTCGATGCATCAGATTTATCACATCCGTTAAAGATTGTTGGTATTCTTGATGATGCAGAGAACAATGACTTTACTGCTGCTGGTATTCCGTTGATTGTTATGATTAATAACCATGCTCTACTTGCTGGTAGTGCAGAAGCAACTGTAGCTTAAGGAGAGTAACACATGGCAATATCTAGAGCACAACTCGCCAAAGAATTAGAGCCTGGTCTAAACGCTCTCTTTGGTATGGAATATAACAGATACGAAGGACAACATGCAGAGATCTTCGACACCGAGTCATCAGACAGAGCGTTTGAAGAAGAAGTAATGTTAAGTGGCTTCGGAGCAGCACCAGTTAAAGCGGAAGGAAGTGGAGTCTCTTTTGACGATGCTAACGAAGCTTACACTGCTCGTTATAACCATGAAACAGTGGCAATGGCTTTCTCAATAACAGAAGAAGCTGTAGAGGATAACCTTTACGACAAGCTTTCTGCTCGTTATACAAGAGCACTTGCTAGATCAATGGCACACACTAAGCAGGTAAAAGCAGCTAACGTATTAAACAATGCGTTTACTGGTGGAGCAACAGCTGGTGGTGACGGAAAAGCTTTATTAGCAACAGATCACCCATTAACAAGTGGTGGAACTTTTGCTAACGAGCCAACAACTGCAGCAGACCTTAATGAAACTTCTTTAGAAGATGCATTAATTTCTATTGCTGGATTTGTAGACGAGAGAGGATTAATCATTGCTCTAAGAGGAATGAAGATGATCATCCCAAGACAACTACAATTCGTAGCAGAGAGACTAATGGCATCTAATCTAAGATCTGGAACTGCTGATAACGATGTCAACGCAATCAGAAACATGGGGATGTTACCTCAAGGTTACGTTGTCAACGATTATCTAACAGACACAGATGCATTTTTCATTAAGACAGATGCACCAAATGGTCTAAAGCATTTCGAAAGAATGCCAATGGCAACTGCGATGGATCCAGATTTTGACACAGGAAACATGAGATATAAAGCAAGAGAGAGATACTCTTTCGGCTTCTCAGATCCTCGTGCAATGTTTGGTTCACCAGGAGCGTAAGCTAAATTACAATTTAATTAGAAGGGCAGTTACATACTGCCCTTTTTTGTGTATAATAAACTAAACCTTGACGAAGAATTAACTTCGACAATTGCCAAGACAAGGAGATCAAAATGGCTAATACAACTTTTTCGGGTCCTATACGATCTGAAAGCACAATCAAAACTATCAGTAAAAACGCAACTACTGGTACAATCACAGAAATAATTACCATGGGTGATGCACCAGTTGCATTAGCAGACGAGGACAAAACACTCGATAACGCAACACACAGTGGAAGAACATTGGTTGTACCTGCTGTAGCTGCTAATAGAACAATTACACTTCCATCTCCAACAGCAGGAGCCACCTTTAAACTTATATATGGTGGTGCAGCTGAAGAGACAGAAAATTTAATAATTGATTCTGGCTCAGACACTAACTTCTTTATTGGTGGTGTACAGCACTTAGACACTAACGCAGACAACGTATCAGTGTATGCAGATGGTAATTCAAACTCAAAATTAACACTTACTGATTTTGGGATCATGGAAATTAACATCATGGCTAAAGATTCAACAAATTGGTATATTTGGGGTAACGTAGTATCTGCTACAGCACCTGCTTTCGCTGACCAATAATAGGAGGTATAGATGGCTGATGCAGTAACTTCACAAACCATAGTTGATGGTGAAAAAACTGTTGTACAGAAATTCACTAATATTTCTGATGGTACTGGAGAATCAGCAGTTGTAAAAGTTGACGTAAGTGCTCTTGCAGCAAGTCAACTTGGTAAAACTTGTACTGGAGTAACCATAGAAAAGATATGGTGGCAGTGCATTGGCATGAAAACCAGACTATTTTTTGATGCTACATCTGATGCTTTTATAATAGAGTTAGGTGAGAATCAAAGTGGTTACCATGATTACACTGGTTTCGGTGGCTTATCGAACAACGCTGGATCAGGTAAAACAGGTGATGTCGTATTTACAACTGTGGGTCATACTTCTGGAGACACATACACAGTAACTCTTCAGATGAGAAAGAACTATGACTAGAAAGGCAGACAAACAACCGCCTAAAACAAAAAAGTATTTCCGCTCCACTAAGTCTGGAGCGGGAATGACTAAAGCAGGTGTTGCTCGATATAGAAGAGAGAACCCTGGAAGTAAATTAAAAACAGCTGTTACTGGCAAAGTAAAAAAAGGTAGTAAGGCTGCAAACAGACGCAAGTCCTATTGTGCAAGATCAGCAGGGCAAATGAAGAAATTTCCCAAAGCTGCAAAGAATCCTAATAGTCGTTTAAGACAAGCCAGAAGAAGGTGGAAATGTTAATGAATATTAAAGAGGTAACAACAGGTGTTTGTATTGTATTGTTTGCAGGTGGTATTGGGTGGACTGTACAAACTCTCATTGAGGTAGATAAGAGAACTGCTGTTATGGCAGACAAAGTATCTGAAAATCACAAAATGATTAAACCTTTGTGGGAAGATTTTATAAGAAGGAGTAAACCAGATGGCAATCTTGCGAAGCTCGATGGCGAAACAGATAACAAAGCCTGGTTCAAGTGGAAGTAAAAAAAGAAAAACAAAAAGAAAGAGAAATTATAAGAGGAAGCCCAGTTAAGTACTGTCTTGATTGTGGTCACAGAAAATGGTCGTGTAGATGTTATAGGGTTTCTGGAATTGAGGAGTTAAGACATGCCAAAAGACGCTTGTTATCACAAAGTAAAAGCAAGGTATAAGGTTTTCCCATCCGCTTATGCATCGGGAGCCATTGCTAAATGTCGCAAGGTTGGTGCTGCAAATTATGGTAATAAATCAAAAAAAGCAGTTGGTGGTATAATGGATAAAAAAGCTGTAATAAAAGCAGCAAATGGCACCGCATACAGAAAAAGAAAAAGCAACAATCCTAAAATAGCTAGAGGCTGTGGGATGGTTCTTGAAAAAAGACGTAAAGAAACAAAATATTCATAATGGCAGTACGGAAAACAAAATCAGGATTAGCACTTAAGAGATGGTTCAAGGAGGGCTGGAAAGATGTTAAAACGGGTAAGCCGTGTGGTCGTAAAAAGGGCGAGAAGAGGAGTACGCCTTATTGTCGTCCAACTAAAAGGATTTCTTCGAAGACTCCGAAGACTGCTTCGGAGATGACTTCTACAGAAAAACGTAGTAGAATAAGACAAAAGAATAAGTTAGGTCAACCAGCTGGTGCACCTAGAAGGGTAAAAGCTCTTAGAAGAAAGAAAAAATAAATGGCAACATCAAATTCAAGAGATTTCGACTTAGATGTCGCAGAACTAATAGAAGAAGCATATGAGCGTTGTGGCTTGGAGATGAGAACTGGGTATGATGCTAGAACTGCTAGACGTTCATTAAATCTTATGTTTGCTGATTGGGCAAACAGAGGATTAAATATGTGGACTGTTACACAAGATACTAAAACTATTACTTCTGGTACAGCTACTTATACATTAGACAGTGAGTTTGTAGATTTACTAGAAGTTGTTTTACGAAATAGTTCTGGTACAGACTTTACTTTAACTCAAATGAGTCGTGGTGAGTATTTACGAATACCAAACAAAAGTAATAGTGGGCAACCAAGTCAATACTTTTATGATAGACAGACAACACCTACAATAACTTTATGGTCTACACCAGATGCTTCATATACTCTTGTTTACTATTATGTAAGACGTATCCAAGATGCAGATTCTTTAGTGAATACAACAGATGCACCTTTTAGATTTTTACCGTGTATGGCAGCAGGTCTTGCTTACTATATAGCTATAAAGAAAGCACCTGATAGAATACAAATATTAAAATCTATTTATGAAGAAGAATTTCAAAGAGCAATGTCAGAAGATGCAAACAGTACACCATTAAAACTAACTCCTAGTATTTCATATTTGAGGAATTAAAATGACAAACATAATAGAAACAAAATTTGGAACATTAGTAAACACAAGCAAGATAGCTTCTGGTAGTGCTTCGCCTATTAAAAAGTCTGGAGCTTTTTATAGCTTTTCTATTCGTTTAAGTAATGATGATATTCGTGAATACTCTTTCACAAATAGAGATAGAGCAGAAAAGATGAGAAAAATTCTAATAAGCCATTTAGAACAAAAGATAAAAATGGAATATAAGAAGCATGGCTAGATTTGCAAGTGGTAAAAAATCATGGGGATATTCAGATAGATCTGGTTTTCGTTATCGTTTGCGAGATATGATAAAAGAATGGAATGGTTTAAAAGTTGGAATAGATGAATATGAGGCTAAACATCCACAGCTAGAACCAAACTATCCAGGCCCAGACCCAACAGCTTTGTTTGAGCCAAGACCAGATAGCAGAACTGAAGTGACCGTAGAGAACCTCCTTGGTCTAAATCCCTTTTTATCTGGTAGTTCTGGTAGTGCTGTCGTAACAGTTATAGAACCATCACATGGTAGATCAACAAGTGATACTGTTAGGTTTAGAGATGCAGAAGGCTTTGATGGTTTTACTGCAACTGTTTTGAATAATTCTTCTGGCTATGCTATAACAAAAGTAGATGATAACACCTATACGTTTACTGCAAGTAGCGGTACTGCAACCACTGGTGAATTGAGAGGCGGTGGAGGAAGAGTCACTGCTGGTCCAGTTACATTGGGGACATAAATGAGTTTTACATACGCACAATTAAAAACAGCTATACAAGATTACACAGATAATGATGAAACTGTATTTGTGAATAATTTGAATAATTTTATTAAAGCAGCAGAAGAAAAAATATTTAAGTCTGTAGATTTAGATTATTTCAGAAAGAATGTTACTTCTTCATTTACCGTAAGTGATAAATATTTAAGTCTACCATCTGATTATTTGTCTTCTTTTTCTCTTCAAATAACAACAGCAGGCAGTGAAGAGTTTTTACTGCATAAAGACGTTAACTTTTTGCAAGAGGCATATAATGGTTCTGCTTCTACAGGTAAGCCACGTTATTATGCACAATTTGATATTTCTAATTTTATTGTCGCTCCAATTCCAGACGCAGCTTATTCTGTGGAACTACACTATTATTATAGACCCGATAGTTTGACCGCAGGAGCAGACGGTGGTACAACTTGGATAAGTACAAATGCACCTTTCGCATTACTTTATGGCTCTCTTATAGAAGCTTATACTTTTATGAAAGGTGAGCCAGATGTAATACAAAATTACACTAATTTATATATGCAGTATATGGAAAGATTAAAAGACTTTGGAGAAGCAAGAGAAAACACAGATGGCTATAGAATGGGTCTACCTTCTAGACCAAGAACATAGGAGTTAAAAATGACAACAAATGCAGCAACTAATTATCTAGAAAGAAGAATATTACATTATATATTCAAGAATGATTCTCTAAGTTTCGCTAGTCCTGGGGATAATATATATGTTGGTCTTGCAACGGCAGTAAGTGCCGCTGAAACGGGTTCTCTAACAGAAGCCGATTTTACAGATTATGCAAGAAAACAAGTAACCGCCGCAAACTGGACAACAGTAGGGGATGACACCACAGATACTCAAACTGTAAAAAACACTAACAATATAGATTTTTTGCCTCATGGTGGAACTAACGATGCCGATGTAATCACTCACGTTTTTATTGCAGACGATTTAACTGGCGGTAATATTTTGTTTGTAGGTGAATTAGATAATCCAAAAACAATAGATGACGGTGATATATTTAGAATAAATGCAGAAAATCTAACTATAGAGTTGAAATAATGGCACTTGTAATATCAGATAGAGTAAAAGAAACAACCACTACCAGTGGAACGGGCACCTACACCCTAGCTGGAGCTATTACTGGTTTTGAGACTTTTACTGCCAATCTTAGTGACGGTGATACAACTTATTATGCTTGTACCGACAACACAGATTTTGAGGTTGGTCTTGGGACTTTTACTGCTTCTGGTACAACTTTAGCAAGAACAACAATATTAGCTAGTTCTAATTCTGGTAGTGCCGTGAACTGGGCAGCAGGAACCAGAACTATATTCTGTACATTACCAGCTGCAAAGACAGTGTTTTTAGATGGAAGTAATGTAGCTAATATAAGTAATTTAAAATTAGCTAGTGGTGCAACAGTTACAGCTATTCTTGATGAGGATGCATTATCTTCTAACAGCGATACATCTTTAGCAACACAACAATCTATTAAGGCTTATGTAGATGGACGAATAAGTCTCATATCTACAGACCTTGTAGATGACACAACTCCTCAGCTTGGTGGTGATTTATCAACTAATAGTAACAATATCCTATTTGCAGACAATGATGTAGCGTCATTTGGTGCAAGTGGTGACTTGCAAATATACCACGATACACTTGACTCTTATATCTCTGAGCGTGGAACTGGCAATCTTTATGTTGGAGCTAATGGTAGTGTTGAATTTTTTAAACATCTGTCCACAGACAGGATGGCAAAATTTATTACTGATGGTGCAGTTGAGCTTTATCACGCCAACTCTAAAAAGATTGAAACAACAAGTTCAGGAGTAAGTGTTACTGGCTCACTTGACGTAACAGATGCATCTACCACACGAACCAATCTTGGTTTAACTATTGGAACAGATGTACAAGCATATGATGCACAACTTGCTGATGTGGCAGGTTTAACACCAAGCGATGGAAACTTTATTGTAGGTGACGGAGCAAACTTTGTAGCAGAGTCTGGAGCTACTGCTAGAACATCACTTGGTCTTGGTACAGCTGCCGTAACAAACACTGGTATATCAAGTGGTAATACTTTGGTAGCAGATTCTACTGTAGCCGATGATGATTTTTTAAGAATTAATGGCACTAGTGTAGAAGGTAGAAGTGCAAGTGAAGTTCTTTCTGACATAGGAGCCATTGATGGTTCTTCTTTAAATGCTGATAATCTGTCTTCTGGAACAGTTCCAAATGCAAGACTAGATGCACAACTACAAGACGTTGCAGGACTTGCCGTAACTGATGGAAACTTTATTGTAGGAGATGGTGCAAACTTTGTTGCAGAATCTGGAGCTACTGCCAGAACATCACTAGGTCTTGGAACAGTAGCTACATTAGATGTAGGTACATCAGCTAACAATGTTGTGCAATTAGATGGTTCAGCTAGGCTACCAGCAGTGGATGGCTCTCAACTAACTAATATTACTGTAACAGAGACAGACCCATCTGCTTTAGCATTTGCAATAGCTCTTGGTTAATAGAAGGAAAAAGAAATGGCAAACGCATTTTTATCAGAAACAGATACAGCAGTTGGAGTATCAGCGGCTACTATTCTAACATGTGGTGCTTCAACTGAAACAACAATTATTGGACTAAGCATTTCTAACATAGTCACTAGTCAAATTACTGTAGATGTACAACTTGATGCTTCAGGTCGTACTAGTGGTGCAGAAGATAGTGTCTATTTAGTTAAAGGTGCTCCCATACCTGTTGGTGGTTCATTGGTAGTTGTAGGTGGAGACCAAAAGGTTGTTTTAGAACCGGGTGATGCAATTAAAGTTACATCAGATACTGCATCTTCTGCTGATGTTGTTTTAAGTCATCTAGATATTACATAAGGAATAAAGTATGGCATACTTAGGTAATCCAATACCTGCTAACTTTCAGACACCACCAGCAGTCGTAAGATTTAATGGTGATGCAAGTACAACTACATTTGCACTAGGAAGAACAGTAGGTTCAGTTCAAGAGATACTCGTATCAGTAGATGGTGTCGTACAAGATACATCTGCTTACACTGTACCTGACGGCTCAACATTGACATTTACTGCTGCACCCTCAAGTGGTACTAACAATATCTTTGTGTACTTCCTTGACTTATCAGCAGGAAGTGTAACACCTGCAGCTGAGAACAAAGGTAACTTCAAGACAGGTGGTATGTTTAGAACTAATTCACAGAACTTGACAATAGACACAACAATATTAGCCACAGAAAATGCACAGGTAACAGGAACAATTACTGTAGATAGTGGTGTTACATTGACAGTGAACAGTGGTGGAAGGTTGGTGATATCGTGAGTACAATCAAGGTAGATACATATTTAACTCGTGGTGGTGCATCAGAGATAGCTATTGATAAACTAAAAGGTGCATCAAGTGCATCTTCTATATCTGTTGTAGGAGAAGGTGGCACAACGACTACTAACTTACAACAAGGGTTGGCGAAGGCTTGGATAAGTTTTAATGGTGGTGTGACAACACCTGTAGCAATAGATAGTTTTGGTACAAGCACTTTGACAGATAATGGAACTGGAGATTACTCACAAACTTTAACTAATGCTATGGGTAATGCAAATTATACTCACTCTGGTTCAGCAGGAGTAAATGATGGAAGTGGTAATGCTGCATCTCAAAGAGTTTATGGCTATAATACTGCAAGAACACAATCAACAACTGTGTATAATATTAATACAGGGTATGATAACAGTAATGCTATTAATGCTTATGTTACATCAAATGTACATGGAGACTTAGCATGAGTGAAGTAATACTAGACACCATAACAGGCAAGTCCACTGCAACAACCATAACCATTGGCTCAACACCT